CCCAGCGCGGCTGGTGCCGCGAGCCGCGTTCGCCGCGACCTCATCGAAGCCGAGGCTCAGCAAAGCCTCGTTGAATTCCTGGGCGCTGATCTGGCCTTGGGCCATAGCGTCCCTGAAATTGCCTGTATATGCACCCGCGTCCAGGAGGGCCTTCTGAATCTTCCCGGACGCGCCGGGGATCGCGTTCGCGATCTGATTCCAATCCTGCGTCGCTAACTTGCCGGCACCGTTGACCTGCACGAGTGCGAGGCCTACCTGCTTATAGGTCTCCGCACTGCCGCCCGCGACGGCGTTCAAGTTGCCCGCCGCCTCAGCGAGCTTGTCGAAGCCCTCGACGTCGTTCGCCGCAAGCTGCGACGTAATGCCCTGAATATCCGACAGGTCATAGACCGTTTCGTCGGCATACTTCTGGGCGGCGGCTCCCAGCTCCTCGATCCGATCAGGATCAATCCCCGCAAACTTGAGGGTGTCCGCGAACTTTTGGGTCGCGTCGGACGCGGCGATAGCCTCGGAGACAAAGCCCCCGATGCCCACGGCTGCGGCCATTGCCGCCAGAGGCGCGATCGCGCTCTGCGCGAAGCCCGCCATAGAGGAGAAACCCGAGCCCGCCTCACGCGTGCCCCTCGCAGCCTTCTCCGCTGCCTGCGCGGCCTCGTCAAGGTCGCGCGTCGCCGACTCGATAGGGCCGCGACTGCGGCCAGCCTCGGCGCCCATCGTCGTGAAGCTGCGGCCCGCGCCCTCCGCAGCTTTCTGCATGCCGCCCGTCGAGGCCTGCATGCTCCTCGTCATCTTGTCGACGCTGGCCTTCGCCTCAGTGGCGGCAGCGTCGATAGGCTGACTGATGGACTTCGCGACCTGGGCGCCGCTGGAACCTACGCCAGAGCGCAAGCCGTTCGCAAAGTCCTTACCCGCGTTCTGCCCGATGTTGGGCAGCTGGGCCTTTGCGTCTGCCTCGACAGACTTGAAGAAGCCTTTCATGCTGGGGACGACGTCGACGTACAGTGTGCCCGCCTTGTAGACTCCAGCCATTCCGGGGTTCCTCTCTGCAGTTATTCTTCGGTGTCCTCCCAGTGGGGGAGGAGAGCCTTCATCGCTTCATCTCGGAAGCCATGAAGGCGGTCGGTGCGCGCGTCCTCGAGTGCCAGCTCGACCGCCGAGACTGGGCGCGGGTACGGCTCTTTACCGCCAAAAGCTGCGGACACCAGATCAAAGATGTCCTGTAAGAGCCGCACGACTGGTGTCTGCTCGCGCATCCGCGCCTCGGTATCGTCGGCGGTCGCTTCGGTCTCTGCGACGGTCTTTGCGATCTCCTCGAAACGCTCGGGATCGTTGAGAATCGCGACTGTCGTCCTGCTCGTCGACGCGAGGCCGTCGATGAGCGTGAGGAGGAAGCGCCAGCGGCGGGCGCGGAACAGGGCCGGCGCATCCCAGCCCTGCTCCGCTAGATCGGAGACGATCTGCCTCTCGTACCGACTCAGTCGGTCGTAGAGGCGTTGCCTTCCCCCGCGTCGCCCAGCATGCCCTGATAATGCTCGGACGCCTGACGAATCAGGATGCCGAGCTGCCTCATGTTGAGCTTGCTGAGGAGCAGGTCCGCATCCTCAGCGGTGAGCCAGGTGCGGATCATCTGCGTCGGAGCCTTCGAGGACTCCATCGCGGCCATGAACTTCTCAGCGGCCTCGGGCGTGAGGCTCAGCGGATCTGGGAACGCGATGACCTTGTTCCCAATGCCGAAGGTGAACGGCGTCGGGGCTGCGGACTTCTCCAGCTTCGAGAGAGCGTTGAACGTGAGGGTGGGCTGTGCCTGGTCAGACATGTTGATCTCCTATTTTGTCTGTCGGTTGATTACTTGTTGAAGGTGGGCGGCGCGGGCAGCGTCGGCTTCTCGTCGCCCTTGTCGTCGTCGGCGACCTCCCAGCCCTGCGAGATGAGCTGGTTCTGCTCGACAGCAGAGTCCGTCTCGCGCTCCAGCTTGAGCTCGTCGCCGGCGTCGGTCGTGACAGTCTTGATGAACTTCATCGGGGTTCCTATCCGTGAGGTGATCTCCATGCGTGAGGTGTGGACGGGCGGGCCGGAGGGAGATCAACCACGGCCCGCCCGAGATCAAGAGCAGATCAGTTGGCCTGCTCGAAGCCGATCGCGTCGCGATGACGGATCGCGCCGGAGCCGCCAATGTAGTGACGGCAAGACGTGCCCGCCGTCTCGTCCATGAAGGCCGCGAACTCGAGGTCGAACTGCATCGCATCCGATGCTGCCCACTTCTCGTCGGGCAGAGAGGACAGCTTGACGCGCGGGTAGCAGCGACCGATCAGCCACTCGTCGGCGGCGGGTCCGTCAGCCATGACGAGCAGTAGGCGATATTCGGCGAGTGCCGGGATCGCGGCCTCGTCGAAGGTAATCTCGCCCGTGGTCTTGGAGGCCTTGGTCTGCGACAGGTCGATACCGTAGACGAGCTGCTGGATCGTCTTGCGGACCGGCTCCAGGACCGTTAGCTTCACCGACTTGGGCGCGCCGGTCAGGTCAGACCGGACCGCTTCCGCATATCCGAGGGCTTCGACCTCTTCGTTCTTCGCGTCGGCGGAGAAGGTGATGCCATCGGTCGTGATGAGACCCAGGGGCATGAAGTCCGACGGGATCTCCTTGAGAGCGCCGCCAGCGTCGGTGATCGCCGGCGGGACTGCCGTTGTCATCGGGGCCAAGAACGCGAGTGCGTTCAGGCCCTTCCTGACGTTGGACGTGCGGTTATGCTTCTTCTTGAGGGCTTCGATGGTGGTCATGCAAGACCCCTTTCTAATCAGTTGGTGTCGTCTGAGATGGGCCTGTGCGTGACCGTGGCTGTCATATGGACAACCTCGACAGCCTCAAAGTAAGGCTGCACGCCCAAGCAAGAATCGATCTCCGCCGCGTCTACCCAGCCGGACGCGCCGACGACCGGACGGACGTCGAACGCCCCCTCGATCTGGTCCGCGAGCGCGGCGGCTCCGACTTCGGCGGGTGAGGCTGGTGTCTTTGCGTAGATGGAGATCGAGATCGTGTCGTCTCGGTCGTAATCCCCGGTCTGGGTCTGAACGAGCGAGACGTGCGCGAGCGGAAGCGGCCCGTCGGTGAAGCCGGGCTGCAGGACTCGCGCGGTCGGGATGCCGGTCGCCGCGGTGATTGCATCGCGGATGACCTGGACTGCGTCGGTGTACTTCATGAGCGGTGCTTCCTCTTACCCTTCGAGCCGATTAGCTTGCCGAGCGTGTGCGCCCCGGGAATTGGGTTCCCGGCTCTGCTGCGGTGCCCGAATTCCACCGCGAGCGCGTGGCGCGCATCGTTGTAGACTCTGCCGACGTCGCGTACAGGCCCGCCTTGGTAGAGCGAGGCTTTGGCCGTTTCGGCTTTGTAGGAGTCTGCGAGGTGCCCGCCTTTGTCCGATGAGCCGCGAGGTGCGGCTGCGGCTGCGGCGGCTCTGAGCTGCTCAGCCTCTTTGAGGAGTGCTGGCGCGAGGGCGCCGCTGCGCAGGAAAGCGTCGATCGCTTGCGTATCGCGTTTGAAGCCTCCCACGTCGTCACCTCCGCTTGATGGTCACGGCCACGCCGCGCGGCCAAGGCGCCGGCTTCGACTCGACCTGCCATTTCCCGCCGAGCGGATGAGCACTCGGGACGACGACCGTATCGCCGACCTCGAACCGCGAGTCCGGCGGGGCGTACAGCGTTGCCTGGTCGTCGGGCTGTTCCGACGTCGGCGACTCCAGCAGCCCCGGGACCGTGAACACTCCTGGTGCGATGAGGCACCCGGGGATGAGACGCGCCGCGCTGTCCTGCACGAGGTAGCCGTCCGCGTCGCGTCGCGTGCGCCCTTCTACCTGCACTGGGGTTCGCCACTTCTGCATCATCAGGATTCCTCCCGTGAAGCGAGGAGGTCGATCTCGAGTGCGCGGCCACGGCCTGCGCCGAAAGCCCGGCGCTCAGCCTTGGTGAGGTAGAGGTCGCCCGAGGGGTTCGCGAACGTGAGCTGCTGCGAGAACGGCCCGGTGGTCTCCGTTGCTGCTGAGATCCCCGTGAGACCTTCATCAGCGAACGGGGCCGTCATTGCTCGCTTGACGATCGCGCAGATGACCCGGATGCGAGTGCCCGAGCTGGTGGTCTGCCAGTTCGGGCACTCGTCCATCACGAGGCTTTGCGCATCCTCGATGAGCATGCTCACGCGAGCGCGTTCAGCGTCTGTCAGCGGTCGCCAGCGGGCCTCCAGGTCTCCTGGTGTAGCCCACGGTTCCACGTCAGGCAGCTTCCTTGACGAGCGCGAAGCGGTCGGTGAACACGTACCAGGCGTACACGGTCTCCAGGCGCAGAGCCACCTGGTTCTTACGCTTGAGGTCGCCCTGGCCGTCCGGGTCGCCGAACTGGATCAGCTCGACGGGCAGCTGACGCTGGATACCCCAGCGGATGCCGTTCATGAAGTCACCGACGATCGCGCGTACCTTGGTGTCGGTCGCCTCGGGGGTCGCGGAAACGGTGTTGCCCTGAGCGACCGGGACACTGCCGAACTCGGTGACGTTCGTACCAAAGCCCAGCTGCGGGTAACGCTGATCGGAGGTGTCGCCCGCGCCGTCCTTACGGCGCAGCTCCGACAGTGCCCAGGAGAACTTCGGGTCGAAGGCAGCGCCCGTGACCATCGCCGGGTTCACGCCGTTCACGACCTGACCGACAGCAGCGCGGAAGGCGGCATCCGCCTCAGCGGTCTTGCCCTTCATCTCGACGACCTTCGTCGACGCAGCCGCGAAGTTCGTCCAGGACGCGATCTTCGTGCCCGACAGAGGGTTAATCGCGTGGTAGAGACCGAGATCGAGGGCGCGAGACAGCGCATCAGCGCCGGCCTGCGCGAGCTCGTCGAGGACACCGAGCTGATGATCCTCGTCCGCCCACATGACCTCCTGATTGAAACGCATGGTGACCTGCGCCTTGTGGGGCACGGTAGACACAGACGAGAACGATCCAGTGGTCGAGGACTTGTCGGCGCCCTCTTCGACGAACTCCGCCTTCGGCAGGTCGCCGAACACGACGATGTCCTCCTTGCCGAAGCGCATCGGCTTCCGCTGAGACAGCAGCGCGACGGTAGATAGGGACTGCGTCTTCTTGACCATGCCGTCCGCAATCTCGCGGGGCATCAGCACGGACGTATTGGTTGTGTTGAAAATAGCCACAGTTGGCTCCTTCCGAGAAATGAGAGATTATTTCGAGCCGAACAGCTCCTGCGCGAAAGCGCGTCGAGCCGAATCAGCGTCGGAGACACTCGGGGTTGCCCCCTGCGTCGGGATCACAGGCACCGAAGGCCGCGCCTTCAACGCCTCCGCGAGCGCGGATGCGTGTGCGGCCAGTTCGTCCTTGGTCGAGCCGCGCAGCAGGTCGGCGGGGACTCCGACTTCCTGTGCGACGTCATTGCGGATCTTGTCGAGCGCGGCCTGCGCGTCGATCTGCGAGAGGCGCGCCTCGGCTTCGGCGAGCTTGCTCGCTGCGGCCTTGAGGTCGTCATAGTCGGCGAACTTTTCGCGCTCGCGAGCCAGTCGCGCGCCGATGACCTTGTCCAGTTCCTCCTGCGTCGTGATCGGCGTGAAGGCGTGACGGTCAGTGCTCGGGGCCGGGGCCTGGGTATCGGTCGCTTCCGTTGCGGTGGCTTCGGTGGTGTCGGTGGTGTGCATGGTGTCTCCTGGTGTCCGTACTTGTGTGGCGCCCGTCGGCGCTCATGGTTCCGCGATTTGCCCCTCGCGTAGGGGAAACTCAGCGGCCGTCAGATGCTTTTTCTGTCGGCGTTTTGCGACCGCCGGATCGCTTGCGCGTGTCCTCCTCGAACTCTCCGGCGTCGTACCGCTTCTTGATCGCCTCGGGGTCATAGCCCGCGATGTTTGCGGGCTTGCTGGCCCATGAGGGGACGACCTGGCAGTCGCAGTGCGCGTGGTATCGGTCGAACGCGCCGGCGGACTTTTCCGATGCGTAGATCCATCCGCGAGACGCGAGCATCATGCAGAACGAGCAGGTGACTGCTCCGGTCGGGACGCGGGCGAAGCGGACCTTCGCGGGATCCTTCGCCGCGGCGTCTGATACCGTCTGCCGAGCTGAGTTTTTCACCCAGCTCTCCGTCGATTCAGACAGCGCCTCCAGCGAGGCCTCAGCGTCTCCGGTGCTCGCCAGTGGGTTTAGGGCGCTGCGGATCCTTGCATGCACCGCCTCGATACGAGGCAACGGCGCGGGCTTCGGCGTGTAATCGCCGCGAGCGCCGGCAGCTCGTCGCAGGCGTTCGTACCACTCGACGGCGAGTTGCCCGCCGACGTTGCCGTATGCCTGCACGAGCTGAGGGAGGAAGTCCTCCAGTGCTTCGCGGCATGCGACGACGTCGGTCGTGTCGAGCGTTTTCCAGAAGCGCTCAAGGTCGCGTCTCGCGAGGCGTGCGCATTGCTTCTGGGCTTTGGCGAACCGCGTGATCTCTTTCCTGGTTCTTGACACGCGGTTCGCCTCTTCCCGTTACTTTGCTTCGAGCTTGTCTGCGTCTGCTTCGGGCATGCGCAGGGATACGGGGACAGCGCCGGTAAAGCGCAGGTCGTCGAGGCCGAGCCTCAGCGCTGCATCTTGCGGCTCAATGCCTGCGCGGATCGCGACGCCGAGCGCGTCGAACTTGGCTTTCAGCGCGACGGGATCCTCAGCTCCCCCCCCCGCTTCCTGCGTCTGCTGTTCGGGAGCGGCGGGCGATTCGAGGGTGCCGGCGCCAGCGAGACGTTCGAGGAGCGACGCGGCCTTGCCGGGCGCGTTCTCCGCTCGGACCTGCTCGATCTCCGCCTGCGTGAAGCCGGCGCGCCGCAGGCCGACTGTCGTCGTCGCGACGTCCGGCAGCGCGGATGCGATCTTCGCGATCACGTCCGCGCTTGCCTGCGGGCTCACGTAGCGGGTCGGCGTGTAGTTGATCGCCATATCCCACGATTCCTCGGGCGGGGCCGTGAGTCGGTCGCGGATCATGAGGACGTCTTGGAGGAGGCGACGCAGCGCTGGCGTGAAGATACGCCACTGGTAGTCGGCCTCGTCGGACAGCTGGTACTCAGCGGCCTGCATGGCCTCCGCCGACGCCGGGTTATCGCCGAAGATACCGACCGTGCTCATCGGCAAGTTCGTCGCGGCGCAGAAGTTCTGCGCGAGCTGACGATACATCGCGAGATGAGGTTCCATCGACAGCTGCGTGAACTGGCCGACCGACGGCGTTGCACCTTCCTCATTGACCGTGAGAGCGAGCAGACGGCCCGTGATCGCCGACCACCGCTCCATACCTGTAAACGCATCCTCGGACGCGCCGAGGACGTACCGCTGCGGGCTGGAGAAGAATTCAGCGCCCGTCTCGGCGCGCATCAGCGTGCGCACCGCCGCGTCCGTCAGGTACCGGACCTCGGTCGTAATCCGCGAGCGCCCGAACGGTCGTCCGAGCTGCGGGTCATAGACCAGCGGCTCGACGAGCACGCGGCCCGTCGGGTTCTCCATCCGCTCAAGGTGCCAGGCCGCAGAGCCGGGCTGGCGAGAGAAATGAATGATGAATGAGCGCGTGTACATCGTCGCGCCCGTGATCGTGTTCTCGTACTGCTCCGTGCCCTCAGCGGTCGAGGCCTCTAGAGCGAGCGCTGCCTCCAGCGTGCGCGTGCGCTGATCCCACAGGGCCGTTGTCCACTTCGCGTCGCGCGCCTGGATCATGACGGGCGGCTCGCCGCGCGTCACGTCACCAGCTGCGACAGTCAGGAACGAGACCGAGTGCTTGTACGCGCTCGTGATCGCCTGCGCGAGCTCCGTCTCGAATTCATTGCGCGCGAGAAGCCCGGCCAGGTCGTAGGTGTCGGTCAGACCACCGACGGTGTAGCCCTCGAAAACGTGCTTCCGTGCGAGGGCTTGCACGGCCTTCTGGGGCCAGCCGAGAGCGGCGCGCGTGCGCTGCATCTGCGGCGGGATAGAGATGCCGAGATCCTGGAAGGCTCGATGCCCCTCGTAGTACACGTCGAGCAGCGCGTTCTTCGACTGCTTCGCCGTGATCCGATCCTGCATGAGGCGCAGCTGGCTCTTCTCAGTTTCAGTCAGCCCCGGCAGCGCCGGGATCCTCGTCAGACTCATAGGACGATCGCCCTCCTTCCGGTTTTCCCTTTAGGCCTACGCCTCGTGGTCTTGGCCGCGTGCAACGCCGCCGATACCGCCTCTAGCGGTGTCTCATCCCCGTCTGGGGTCGAGGCCGACCAACCATACGCGCCGTCTCGTCGGCGAATCTGCCGGTCCACGACAGCCACCGAAGCGTTGAGCGCGTCCTCCGGCTCTCCCGCCGGGTGCGTCACCTGGCCAGCTCGCAGCCCCTCAAAGAGCAGCCCGCAGGCCTCGAAATACTCGCCAGTTGTCATGATGTGGACGAGGCGTTTCGGCACGCCTCGCATGTCCAGCGCGTCCGACAAAGCAGCCGCGCCAGCACCGCCGAGAAGATTGATCTGCGCCGTCCTGTCGACGCGCTCGGCACGCCATTCCGCGAGCGCC